AGAAGCCCAAAGACCATACATTCAAGCAGCAGCTGAAACCGAAGCTCAACTCAGACAAGCTGGTTTCGAGCAAGCAGCCCAAAGAGCAGCACAACAACAAGCATTTCAAGCTGGTTTGCTAGGCGATCTCTATGGTCAACAGTTACAAGGTCTTGGTATGTTAAGTGGCATTGGTGGCCAGCAACAACAATTACAGCAAGCTGCCCTTGAAGCAGCTCGTGGTGAGTTCGAGCGTGCGTTGGCTTATCCAGGGCAACAGCTTGGCTATTTAACAGGTGCCATTAGTGGAGTGCCAACTTTACCCACACAAACTCAACAGAAGAAAACAGGTTTGGGTGATGTTCTTGGTGGTCTAACAGGATTGTTGGGAGCTGGTTTTACTGGTGGAATTAATCCATTTACATTTACAAAGTTTGGGGGGTAATAATGGACGGGCTATTTGGACAATCAGGATTTACACAACAACAAGAACCAAATGTTGATGCTGAAAGATTAAGACGTCAACAGCTTGGCAATATGTTATTAGCTTTAAGTGATGTTTTTAGAGGGCAAGATCCATCTGTTGGTGTTTTGCAAAGACAACAGTTTTTTCAACAGCAAGAAGAAGAAAGACAAACTAAACTGCAAGAACAACAATTACAACAGCAAACAAAAGATTATCTTGAAAGTATTCCAGAAGGGACTTTTAAAGATTTAGCAAAAACATATTTATCACAACCAGACGGTTATAAATATTTACCACAGCTTGCAGACTTACAAATGAAAAGAGAACAACAAGAACAAGCGGTAACAAATTATTTAGGTCAAATAGATTTGTTGGTTGAGCAAGGGAAAATAAAAGAAGATTTAGTGCCTTATCTAAAAACACTTTCACCTGTTTCTGGTCAAAAAGCAATTAATGAAATTGTGTTTGCATCACCAGACCAGCAAACAGCAGCTATTGAAAATTTTGAATTTATGCAAAAAGTAAGAGAAAAAGGAGATCCTGAAGAAATAGAACTAGCAGAAAGAATTATTGCTGGCAAGAATCAAGGCAAATCAAGTGAAAGAATTAAATCAGAAGTTGTTCAAAGTCTTATAACAAAAACAGATCAATTTGGTAAATTAATAAGTGAAGAAGAAATACAACAAAGACTATCAACATTAGATTCTTTATTAGGTAGCGCTCCTATAAATAATACTTCCGATCAAAAATCATCATACAGTATTGGTGGTTATCAAGTATCTTTACCAAGTGGGGACTAAATGCCCGAGTACACAGTTACAAACAAAGAGGGCAAAACCTTAAAGCTGATTGGTGATAAACCACCAACAGAAGAACAACTAGATCAAATATTTGCCGAATACGAACAAAAATCTTTAGTTCAAGACCCTATCAAGCAAAATCCTCAAAAACAAATAAAGCTTACAGAAGAAAGCATTATTGAAGATCCTGAATGGATAAATGCTTCTAAATCTATATATGAGTGGGAGAAAGGGGTTGATGCTCCTAAACTAGAATCTGATGAAGATTATGCTAATTTTGGTTTAGACTATATGGGTTGGTTTAATTACAACCTTCCTAAAATGGGAGTAGAAGCGACACAATTAAAAGGAGCAACCGATCAACAAAAAAAAGATTTTATAGCTCTAATGGATATGTATGATCAAAAATCAGCTAGTCTAGCTGGGTTTGGTCGAGCTTTAAAAGGGATAGCTGCTGATCCATCAACATATATTGGTCTTGGTACATTGGGCGCTGGTACAGCAGCCGCACAATCTATAAAACAAGCCATAAAAGAAGGAGTAAAACAAGCAACAAAAGCTGGAGCAAAACAAGGCGCAAAGATTGGTGCAATAGAAGGCTCTGTTTATGCCACCGCAGATAATGCTTTAAGACAAACAGCAAGAATAAATGCTGGTGTTCAAGAAGATTTTGATTTTAAAGAATCTGGAAAAGCAGCTGTTTTAGGAGCAGGTATTGGTGGATCTTTAGGTGGGGTTTTAGGGGGTGTTGGCACTAATGTAGCTGCAAGAAATAAACTATCACAAACTATTCAAAAAGAACAGGGAGCTTTACAAAAAGAAGGAATAGAAGCTAAAGACATACAAAAAGAATCCGAAATAATATCTCAAAAAGAAATAACAAAACCAGAAGAATTATTATCTGCTCCTACATCAAAGGAGCAACCAACCTTGACACAAAAATTAGAAGAAATAGCAGAACCTGTTTCAGACGTACAAATAAAACCGCAAGAAATTAGACCTGGGCTATTAGGTCAAACCTATCAAAAGGTTGCTACACAATTTTTAGATGCTGTTAAAAAACCATTTATTAAATACAAGCCATTAAAAACTTTACCAGACCAAGAAAAATATTTAACACTTAGAGGTTTAGCTATTGGTAAATTAAATAAAGTAAGAGATGTTACTAGAAATGTTTATGATTTATTTTCCAAATTATCGCCAGAAGATAATTTTGCTGTTAGAAAATATTTAACAAAACAAGCAAATATAAATGTTATTAAAAACAAAGAATTAAAAAAAGAAGCCAAACAGCTTAGAGATGGAATTGATTTTGTTGGTGATTCTTTAGTTAAAGCAAAAATACTTGCTGAAGATGTTGTTAACAAAAATAAAGAATCTTATCTACCAAGAATGTATCTAAAATATTTAGATAAAAAGGGCAGAATGGATTACACAAAGACCAGAAAAGATTTAGATGACGCTACAGTTGAGTTTTTAGGAGAGGTTAAAGATGTTTCTTTACAAGGATCAAAAGCAATAGAAGATCCAATGTCAGATATTGTTCGCTTGAATTTATTTGAAAAAATATCTGAAGATCCTAACTGGACAATTCAATCTGGTTTGATTGATTTTCAAGGTAAAAAAGTAAGCCCTGTTTGGCTAAATGAAGAAAAAAACAGATTAAGCAATGAAATAATAAAAAAACTAAGACCAAAAAAAGATGAAAAAATAGTCAAAGAAATGGATGACTTAATAGATAAAGCTGAATTAAATATTAATAAATCAGATTTGTCTTTATATAAACAAATACCAGATTCTAAACCATACGGCGTTTTAAGAGGATCGTATGTAAGAAAAGAAATTTATGACGATCTTGTTTCTGGTGGACAGTTTATTGATCCTAATTCTGGTATTGCACAATCTATTTTAGGAGATGCTGGATATATAACTAAAGCAACAAAGCTTTGGAAAATGAGTAAAGTTGCTTTAAACCCGCCAGCTCAAGCAAGAAACTTTGTATCAAACGTTTTATTATTAAATCTTTCTGGGATACCTTTTACAAAATTACCGACAAGATTATTTCAAGCAATGAAAGATATAAGCACAAATGGCCCATACTCACAAATAATAAAAAAATATGGAATATTAGATTCTACTTTTTCTAAACAAGAAATGATTGAAATAAATAAAGCATATCTAGCAGCTAAAGCTAAAGAAACTAAAAATCCTGTAGATACAATAAAATATATGGCTGGTTCCATAGCTGACTTTGCATCTAATGCGTATCAAAAAATGGAATTAATAGGTAAAACTGCAAAGATAATTGATGAAATGACAAAAGGAGCAGATGAAGCAACTGCTGCTCTTGAAGCGCAAAAAACTTTGTTTGATTATTCTTTAGTACCACCTTCAGTTAGATATTTAAGAAATGCGCCAGTTGGTATTCCTTTTTTAACTTTTTACTATAAAGTTTTGCCAAACTTATTAGAAACAGCAATTCGCTATCCTGAAAGATACATTCCTTATTTAGCTTTACCGTATGCAATGCACTCATTGTTAGCAAGCTATAAAGATGTAACTTTAGAAGATGTTGACAAATTAAAACAATCTTTACCAGGATGGATAAAAGATAATGGAAGCGCATTTATTCTGCCAGTAAAAGATGAAAATGACAGATGGCAGGTTTTTGATTTTAGTTATTTTTTACCTTGGTCTATGTTTACAGGAATGGTTACTAATGTTGCAGAAGGAGATTTAAAAGAAACACTTTCTACTTCTGGAGTTTTTGGTGGACCACTCCCACAAATAATTTCAGCAGCACAAACAGGTATAGATCCATTTACAAAAAGAAAAATAGTTAATGAGTTTGATCCGCCAGAAAAACAAATTGCAGACACAATGAATTATATTTATAGAATGGCAGCACCAACTTGGTTAACAGACATAGGCTTTGCTGGTAAATTACTAGAAGCTATAAATAAAGATGTTAATAAATATGGCGATCCTAAAATTACTAAAACTCAAGCAATATTAAGATTAGTCGGGGTAAACCTTTATCCAATAGACCCAAACCAAAGCAGAGAAGATAATTTGAAATATATGAGAAATGAAGTATCAAGGTTAAAAGCTAGAAGAACTCAAGTTTTAAAAGATAAAAATTTAACAAAAGAAGAATTCGACAAATTAGATAAAAAATATCAAGAAATGATTATTGCTAGACAAAAACAAATTAATGAGTACTTAAAAGAAAGCGAAATTCCACAACAATTACAATGATGAACCAACAACAGATAGGCCGTGCAGGTGAACACCTTACGGCTTCGTATCTGTGTCGTTACTTCGATGATGTCTTTACCGCTTCCGAATCGTCTCGCTTTGATTTCTTAGCCGTCAAGGACGGTTGTAATTATAAAATCCAAGTTAAAACCACTAACTCACCTTTTGTCAAAAACAACAACGACTGGTTGCGTTGGGATATTAAAAAAAAGATATCTAACAAAGACAATGAGTACCGTGTGTATGGTGAAGATGAGGTTGATATCTTTGCGTTCGTGTGTTTGTTTTTAGATAAGGTGGTCTTTGTCCCTAACAAGAATGTTGGTAAGACTTATCAAAAGAAGGTGGAGTTTATTAGCGAGATACAGACCTTAGAAACTTTAGTTTCTTCAGCCCAAGTGGTTAGAGATCTTAAGTTATAAAGAATCTACGTCTAACTGCACTTTTTGGTTATTTGAATGTATTAATAGTTTTAATGCGTATTCAGCAATATTTTGATGGCATTTACTATTTGCTTGAGCAAACACCTTTAAATCGTTAAGAAGGTCCCTATCTATATACAGAGCCTTCTTACCGTTCCTTTCATTAAATATCGGATCATCAAAACTAAATAAACCGTTTTCTACCATATTAATTTTTCTTTGCTTTTCCTAATGGTTTACCATTGGAATCGCATGAATAGACCTTTTCTAACTCTAAATCTATGTAATGTTTGGCTTTAAGTAAATCTTCAACAGGATCAAACTTCTTCCTTGTGACCAACTTAATAACGTTACCAATACTCCAACTTAGACTGTTAGCATAAATATAATCGACTGGTGAGATTGCCAGGTCTTTGTAATGATCGCCACCGACCTGTTGGTTAGATGCCAGACTATCAATCTGTTTGTCCCATTCGGCATCGGACATATAATCTTCTGGTGTAATCTTATCAATACTCATATCATTCCCTTTTTTTATAAAAAACTACCATTAT